CCATATAAGTGCAAAACAGAACCAAATTGGCTTGACCGTTTAACACGGTTGGTCGAACTGGTAATGTATGCGCTCTATTGGTCTATCGTTTGTGGTACGCTTTTGCTCACTGGCGCTCTGTTGCAAGGGGACCCCCACAAGGGAATCCCTTTAAAACGAGTGACAGTTTCTGCATTGCACCTAATAGAAGCATGTGACGGCTCAGTTTTAGCTGAGCGAGTCTGATCCTATGGCACTCATTAAGAGTTACCCGGTGGATCTACCGCTTGATGCTAAAAAACTAAAGGCCCAAATACTGAGCACGGCTAATCTGTGGTTGACACTTGGTTGGAATGACGGCGAGTATTTTCGCTTTAGTCTGTGGCGCAAGAACGGTACCCGTGCGTGGGTCTCTCCTCCATATCAGTTATCTGATGTGCCGGAGCAACTCATTGTGCAGGTACCCCAAGTGCGTGCAGGCTATCGCGTCATGCTCGAGTGGTCATTTTACCAACCTCGTAGAAACACAGTTTATCATTACCCTGTTAAGTATCCGTTCAGCTGGGAGAAGAAGAAAAGCTCTCCTAGTAGTCCGATACAACCCTTGATCTTAATTAAGGGGCAAGGTGATGACTTCCGGCGAGCACGCCATCAGGCGCGCTCGAGAGCGACTGGTCCCCAAAAGGGCCGTCCACCTAGGGCTTGGAGTCCGAAATCTCAACGCGGCGCTAATGTGACGAAATTCGACACTGGGCACGATGTTGGTTATGAAAGGGGCGCTCTGTCTTATGACAGAACCGTCCAATACATGACCTATCAGCGTACTCAGAGTGGAACTATCACACCTGGCTATACCGCGAGAAAGAAATCGGGTACCTTACCTGTAAACGATTACAGCATGACTATGACAACCATAAAAGATGGAGGACGCATTGAGCAAACGTGGTTTACCACGAATCCCAATGAATACTCTGTTCAATATGGCCCATATAGTGCTGCTCTCGGAGGTGATTATGGTAACTTAGACCTATCTTCGGCGGCAAACACCACCGTTGATAACAAAGCCGTAAGAAAGCTTATTGATCGGGCCGGGCAAGATGTGAATAACATCGCGCAAGACCTTGTTCAATATTCTCAGACTATCAATATGATTACAGATATTAGTAAACGTATTGCTAGTGCTGCTAGTAACTCCGCCAGAGGAAACTTTGTCGGGGCCGCTAGAGACTTATGGCAATCCAGACCTCCTGTGTATCGCAAGGGGCATGAGCCTAAAGCCGGAAAGTCCGCTGCCAATAACTGGCTGGCGTATCAGTACGGCTGGAAGCCTTTGCTCCAAGATATACATGGGATTATGGAGTCCTTCGCTAAACTTAATAAAAGCGATAGGACTGTCCAAGTTGCTCGCTCATCTGCTAGTGGAGAATTGTCAACTAGTGACGATCTTATCATGAATACCGCAGGC